TGGAGATTGTGGACGCGCTGGCCGCTGAGCTGGTGGACGAGGACATCTCTGAGGAGCCGCCGTTCGTGGCCCTCGACCGACTGGGGCTCAAGCTGGTCAGCGAGCCCGAGGTGGCCGAGTGATTGTTCACTTGCTGTGGGCGGCGGTCGTAGTGTATGCTATCCGGACGGCGGCTGATGTGGTTCGGGAATTTCGGCCCACCCCTGATGCCCCAGTGGCAATAAGCGCCCCCGTTGAAGTGCCTGAGGATTTGACGGCGGTGGCCATGCAAGAGCGGGAGGCGTGGGCACAGGAAGAGGTGCTTCGCGCTATTCGTGAGCGGTATGAGGAGTTGAAGGATTGGAACAAGGTTCGCGCTGCGGTTGGCGTGGGCCGCATCGAGTAATCTATGACGATTCCGTATACCGACGCGCTGATTGATGATGCCCTGACGCGGGCGATGGAGGGGTTCTCGAACAACCCGGCCTCGCCAAATGAGCAGGTCGCGCCCAACGCTCCCGAGGATACCGGGGCAACGCCGGACGAGGATTATTCGGCGCTACAGCGCGCGTTGTATGGAGCGGATTATCCGGGCACGGACCCGACGACCGCCGAAGATATGGCGGCGTGGGCATCGTGGACGCGCGGGTTGTGGGACTCCCGTCGTGAGTCGGTGCAGACGCACCTGCATCTGGTGGAGCGCAACCGGCTCTTCCGGGCTGGCCAGCAGTGGATTTCGGCCAATGGCCTCGGTCCGTGGCGTGAGCCTGCCCGTCCGCGTGATGCGGCGCGTGTCGTCTACAACATGATTGACAAGGCGCTCGACCAGCGCTTGCAGATTCTGGTAGACCAGCGGCCCGGATTTGCGGTCACGCCGACCACGCAGGACCCGGACGATAAGCGGAAGGCGCAGGCCCAGCAGCTGGCGCTGGAGTACCAGCACGACCAGCAGCAGATGCAGCGCCTCGCCCGTGAGGCGGGGTTCTGGGCGCAGACGGACGGGGTTAGCTTCTGGCACCTGTTCTGGGACGCCGACCGTGGTCCGTGGGATGAGCGGCTGGGTTCCCGCCCGGGCGAGAAGAAGCCGCTGGGGGACATCGGCTGCCAGACGCTCCGTGTCGAGCAGGTTCGTGTCAGCCCGAACGCGACGGCCACGCAGGCTCCGCATTGGGTCGTGGTACGCGAGGTGATTAGCCGCGCGGAGGCCGCGTTCCGGTACGGCGTGACCGGGCTGGATGCGGCGGACACGACGATGCTGAATGGCAACCAGCCGACCTATAGCGGGGCTGAGGGCATTGGGTCGTGGGTGCTGACGCAGACCACGATTGGCGAAGGGCAGCGGCTTCGGGACGAGGATGTGACGGAGCGGTTCACGGTCTACGTTGCCCCGCATCCCGACGCACTTCCCGAGGGGCTGCACCTCATCGTGGTGGGCGACAAGGTGGTCTTTGGTCCGTCGCCGCTGCTGTGGAATGCCATCCCCGTGGTGGCCGTCCGCGACGGTTCCTCGGACCCCAGCTATTACCCGCGTCCGGTGATGGAGCAGTGGATTGACCACCAGATGCGAATTAACGCCCTGCTGTCCAAGTGGGTCGAGAACATCCGGGTCAATGCGGGCGGTCGGTTCCTGACCCGCCCCAACGCTATCGCCACCGAGACGTTCATGGGCGGCGTGACCTCGATGATTGAGATTCGCGGTGCGGGGCCGATGGGCGAGTCCATCCAGCCCGTGCAGGGTTTCTCGGTCGGCAGCGATGTGAAGGAAGCGCCGGCGCTGGAAAAGACGGCGTTCGAGGACGCCTCGGGCTGGAACGCGGTGAGCCGTGGACAGGTCACGGGTGAGTCTGGCCGTGCCATCATCGCCAGCCGCGAGCAGCTGGAGCGGGTGTTTAGCCCCGCCGTGAACTCGCTGGCGCAGGCGTATACCGACTGGTGCAAGGTGTCGATGGCTGCGATGGCGTGGGGCTACGATGTGCCCCGGGCGCTTGGGGCGGTCGGCAAGGGCCGTCCGGACCTCGCCCGCGCTATCAGCTCGACGGACTTCGACGGGCAGTCGGATGTGAAGGTGGAGCCGTCTACGCTGATGCCGATGCCGATGGCCTTCCGGCTTTACCTGCTGGACAACTGGCTCCAGACGGGCGTGATTGACCAGAAAGAGTACCGTCGTCGGCAGATGTTTGCCATCGCGCGCGACATCAATACGCCGGACGACGACCAAGAGGCGCGGGCAAAGCGGGTGGCAGACGCCATCCGGATGGGGAGCCCGGCTCCTGACCTCCGCTGGCAGGACAACGAAGCGATTCATCAGGACGTGTTGGAGCGGGAAATCCTGCTGCAGGACGACCTGTCGCCCGACATTATCGCCGCCGCGCAGGAGCGGTGGATGGCTTTGGCCAATCAGGCCATGCAGAAGCAGGGGGGTGGTGCCCAGCCGATGGCTGGCAACCTCCCGGCTGGCCCTAGCGCCGCTAGTGTGCCCTCTCTCCCGCCGGGACAGCTGCCGCTCGCTGCCGGTAATCCGCCGATTGGCGTTGCCCCGATGATGCAGCAGCAGGCGGGTGGCGCTCCGGAGGCGGAAGTTGCCGCACAGCAAGCCGACATCCTGTCTCGCCAATCGTAAGGAGTCGTCGTGGACATCCAGCAAGCCCTCACGGAAGCCGTTGAGGCGTCACTGCCGGTCGCTGAACCGACATCTGTCGCCCCCACGGAGCCGCAGGACCCAGAGGAATCGCAGGACGCAGGTGAAGTGCAGAACGAAAGCCCGGAGACGGTAACGGACGATGCGTCCGACGAGTCTACGGCAGAACCCGAAGCGACACCTGACCTCCCCGAAGGCTATGTGGCGGTCCCGGTCGTGTCTGATGCGTTGGCCACCGAGTTTACGCTGAAGGATGCGGACGGCGAGGTGGAAATCCCGGCGTTGATTGTAGAGTACAAGGCCAACGGGAAGATGCGGCAGGACCGGCTCGACCAAGTGGTCAAGCTCGCGCAGTTTGGTGTGTATAACGAGGCGCGAGAGCAGCAATACAAGCAGGCGGAGTCTCGCCTGCAGGAGATGGAAGGGTTAGTCGCTGAGCGCGAGGAGCAGATGGAGCGTTTCCTCCGTGACGAGAACTTCTTCCTATCTGTGCGTGACGCCTACGAGCTGGAGAACAGCCCGGAGCGCCGCGCCGAGCGGGCTGAGCAACGTGCGTTGCAGGCCCAGATGGACGCCCAGATGCAGCCGATTCTGCAGCAGGGGGCGGTGTTTTACGAGCGCGAGATTTCTCCGGCGTTGGAGCTGATTGCTCAGACGTTCCCGGCGGTCGCGTTCGAGGAGCTGTCGAACCGCATGGCATACGCCATGCAACTGCACGTCGAGAAAGCGCCCAATGGGGCTGCGTACATCCCGCCGTCACAGTATGACGCCGTTCGGCAGTATGTGATTGAGGACCTCGCGTTTTGGGCGCAGAATCAGCAGGCCCGCCGGACCCCAGCAGCTACCGCTCCCGCGCAGGATGCGGCGCTGCAGGACAAACTGGCTAAGGCACAGGTTTCTGCACAGAAGGCGAAGCGGGCGGTGGGGCAGGCCACCAAGCCCGTGGGTCGCGTTGGAAGCACCCCTGCCAAGCCCAAGGTTGTCAAGCCGACAACCGTCGATGACGCCCTCGATTCCGCAATGTCGGAAATCATGGCGTCCATTCGCTAACCTTTTGTAATCACACACTCTCATGGCAAATCCTACAGTCATTACCGATGCGGAACTGACTGGTCTTCTCAAGAACGTCTATTCGCAGTTCCGCGAGAAGGTCCAGAACATGGTTACGCCGCTCCTTGCCCAGCTGGAGAAGGGCCGCGCTGGTGGCCCGCGCAACATGCGCTGGGGTGGTAACAACGTCTTCTTCGACGTGGTCGTTGGTCGTCCGTCTGGTTCGACCTTCTCGCAGGCTGGGTATTTCCCGCCTGACACTACGGCGCAGGAAGTGCAGGGCAGCGTTGGCGTCGTCCGCGCGTACACCACGCGCCAGATTGACGGCCTCGCGTTCGTTGGGACGCAGTCTAAGGATGCGGCCTTCACCACCATCGCCAAGAAGACGATGGAGGAGATTAAGGACGCCTCCACCCTGCTCATGCAGCAGGCGCTCCACAATAAGTCTGACGGCATCGTGGCCAACGTCAGCTCGTACACCGCTGGCCCGCCGACCACCGTGGTCGTCAACAACCCGTACAACGTGACGGGTTCTGGGCAGGGCGCGCTCCTCATCTCGGTTGGCGACTACATCGCCGTCGTGGATGGGACCACGATTGCCAGCCCGACGCCGACCATCCGTGGCCGGGCGACGGTGACGGCCATCAGCACCACCGGCGACAACTCGACGCTCACCCTCTCGGGCACTATCGCCGGGACTGTCTCCTCGGACAAGATTGTCAAGGCGACGGCGTCGGATACGTCCATCAACTCGGCCACCAACGGCCTCATTAACATCACGAACCGTGGTGGGTCGTATGCCTCGCTCCATGGCATCTCGGCCTCGACCTACGGCATCTGGAATGCGGTGCAGATGGCCGCTGGCACGGACACCCCGGATGTGAACCAGCCGACCGAGTCGGACATCTGGGTGCTTATCCAGCGCATCGCGGGCCGGTCTGGCAAGGACGCCATGACCCGTCCGAAGGACTTCCTGCTTATGACCACGCCGGGCGTGGCGCAGAAGCTCATGGAGTCGATGGTCAGCCAGCGCCGGTTCACGGCGGGTGAGTTCAGCACCACCATCAAGGGTGGCTACAAGGCCCTTGAGGTCTGCGGTATCCCGCTCGTTCAGGACTACTACGTCCCGGCTGGCACCATCTATCTCCTCCACATCCCCTCGCTGGCGTGGGTGGATGCGAAGGATTGGGGCTTCGTCGAGTTCGAGGGCGCTGGCCCGTGGCGTTGGCTCTCGGGGCGTGATGCCTTCGAGACGACCTACGGCTGGTACGGGAACCTCGCTTGCCTCGCGCGTAACGCGCACGGCAGCATCACCGGGTACACCGACACGGCGCGCTTCACGCACGTTGTCTAACCTTCATTGGGACGGGGTAGGGGCTTCGGCCCCTGCCCCAACCTGAGGATTCTTCATGCCCTATAACTTTTTTGCTCCAAAGCCGGGACGGCTTGGTACGCTTCCGGTGCCGATTAACAGCGGTCGCCTCAATACCGGTACGCTGGCGGCAGGAACGCAGACTCATAACATCGGGTCGTTCTCGGCTAAGTCGTACATCAGCCGTGCGGTGGTGTGCGCCGAGACGTTCCCGACGGCGGCTACGTCGTGCCGGATTGAGCTGTACAAGATGACGGGTGCCACGGCGCTGGCGCTGACCGCGACTGGCGCGTCGGCTCTGAGCATCAACACGGCGGCGGCGGACACGCCAATCAACATCCCGATTCTTTCGACGCTGACGGAAGCGCAGCGGACGCTGACGGCTGGCGACAGCCTTCGGGTGTCCATTGTGACGGTTGGTGCGGTGTCGGTCCAGCCGGAAGATGTTACCGTGACGGTTGAACTGCTGGTCGAGGAGTAACGGATGCCGGTGCTGCTGAACAGCGCCGGTCGGCCTGAGCCGTCGTCGGAAGTATCGCGGCGGCTCAAGGCCATCCACGCCGGTCTGCATCTCAAGTTTATCTCAGATGGCGATGGGTTCTGGTCGGTATGTATGTCGTGGGAGCCGGAGGATGCCCGGTGGGCGACAGTGCAGTCTGGGGAGATTTCTCCGGAGCGAGCGTTTGATATCATCGGGTATCTGCCGCTAGACTGCAGCGCGGACCAAGCTCCGCCATATCTAGAGCGCATGTTTCGGACATGGCCGTCAGACAAGGTCAGGACGATGGCAAACCATCTCGACCGTTATAACGCTGGTGTGGTAGCCGATGCTGTTGATGAAGTGCTTGGAGAGGTGCTGGACATGGCCAACCCCTCCGCGCCGAAAAAGCGTGGCCGTCCCAAGAAGTCCGCTTAACCCTTATCCCTCTCTTCCGTGACCGTCACCAAAGCCCAGCTAATTGCGCTAACCCGCGAGACGATGGATGCGGTCAACTCTGACCGCTGGTCGGATGCGACCATCACGACGGTACTGAACAGCGTATACGGTGATGAGTGGTCGAATATCCTGAACGCGCAGCCGTACTACACGTTTGCCCAGCGGACGGTATCGACGGATGCCAATGGACAGGTCGCGTTTAGCGCGCTGTCCTCTGGCAGTGGCGATGCTCAGCAAAACTTTTACCGGGTCTTGTCGGTGTCGGACGGGAACGTCCTGTACACCCAGACGCGGTTTCAGGACGTACCGTTGGCGACGACCACCAACTACCTGCCGAGCTACCCGCGCCTGTTCTACACGGCGGGTCAGGCGCTGCAGGTCCTTCCGGTGGCGTCGGGCACCAGCCTATACGTCTATGTCAACTATAAGCCGACCTCGTTCAATCAGCTGGCGACCGACGCTTCGGTCATTGACTTCCCCGAGGGCGGGGAGTTGATTTTAGCCAACGAGGCTGGGGCATCCCTGCTCAACAAGGGTGGGGCGGAGTCGGTGGCGGCTCGCGTCCTCCGAGATGAGGCGCAGCGGCAGCGGGCAGCCCTCCTTGATGACCTCCGGCGCTACACCATCCAGCCGACGATGATGGCCTATCCGGACCAGAAGTATGACTGGAGTGGCGGCTGATGGCGCGGGAGCGCTTGGCGGATGGCCAGCCGCGAATGGATGGTGGCCTTAACAGCGTTGCCGACGATATCTCGCTTGCGCCGAATCAGCTGCGTCAAGCGATTAACATGCGCCTGACTGACTATGGCGCGGCGACGAAGCGCGGGGGTACCCAGCGCACATCGAGCGCCGTGCTGGCGGCAGCGCCGGTGCTGAACGGATACACGTTCCAGCAGGATAGCGGGACCAATCAGGTGATGGCCGTGTGCAACGGCGCGCTATTTACGACGACCTATGGCGCGTTCCCGTGGACGTACACGAACCGTGGCGGGACGTTCAGCACATCGGTTGCCCCGGACTTCGCGCAGTTCCGTGACGGGACTGGCGCGGATGTGGTCTATATCGCAGACGGTGGGCTGCTCAACAAGTGGACTGGTTCGGCGCTGACATCGGACATCGTTAACACGATTGCTTGCGATACGCTGCAGGTGCATAACGAGCGTCTCTGGGCGTGTGGAAACAGCGGGTTCCCGGATAGCATCTTTTATTCGGCGCTGAATAACGGGGACACGCTGGGATATGGCACCGGTGGTGGTGGTCAGATTGTGGTTCGCACCTTTGGCGACGAGCGCATCGTTGGGCTGGCATCGGTCAACACCAGCCTGCTCATCTTCCACCGGCGCGGCATTTCCCGCCTGACGGGATATGGGCAAGACGACATCGTTGCATCTCCAGCTGGCTTGACGGCAGACGTTGGCACGATTGCGGCGAAGTCTATCGTGGCCAACAACAACACGGCCTACTTCATCTCAGAGCGCGGTCTATACCGCTGCAATGAGGCCGAAGTGTCTGCGGTGGGGACGCCGCAGAAGCCGGACCCAATTCTGCCCATCATTCGGCAGCTGTCGGCAGCAGACTTTGACAAGATTCGCGCGGTCATCAATCGGGCGACCAAGGAACTCTGGATTACCATTCCGGGCTTTGGATGCTATCAGTACCACACGGTGCTGGATGCGTGGTCTGGCCCGTGGAATGGGGCTTACATCAGTCCGGATACGACGGCGCTGTTCGAGACGATTAATGCCAGTGGGCTCCCGGTGGTGTTGCGCGGGGATGCCAGCGGATGGGTGAGCCTGTGCGATGCACCGGGCATCTATCTCGACAACGTGGCAGCAGCTGGCACTGGCGGTACGTCTTATGTGATGGTGGCGCAACTCCACCGGCAGTACATGGGCGACCCCGCCTCAGCCAAGGCGCTACGGTGGGGGTACCTCACCGCGCAACTGAACGGGTCGAATAACTGTGCGGTATCGTGGGTAACTGACGAAACATCTGGTTCCTATCAGTTGCCATCAAGTGCCTCTGGAACGTGGTCGCCGTCAGCGCTGTGGGGCACGGGAACGTGGGCGGGACCAAAGAGCAGAAACTATCGTGTGCCGATGGGCGGCACCGGCTATTACTTGGATGTCACCATTACGGACTCTGGCGCAGCGCTGCCGGTGTTTAGTCAGTGGCAAACCGAAACCTTCGCCTTGGGGCGTCGATAAATGGCAACGACGGTTGGACAGCATCCAGTCAGCAGTTTTACCGCGCCGCAGAATGGCGACCCGCTCAACGCCGATGTGGTGCGGAGCAATGACAACACCGTGCGGGCCGCGTATGTAGACCACGATGCGGACCCCGGCATTCACTTCCAGTCCTCCACGCTGGGCTCGCGCCCGGGTGCTGGGGTGGCTGGGCGCAAGTGGATGACGGTCGATGGGACGGTCGTGCGGTATTGGTACGATACCGGGTCGGTGTGGGTTGAGGGCACGGCGGTCGGCCTGTCTTCGTCGCAGACCATCGCGCTGACGGGGGATGTGACGGGCTCGGTATCCACCGACCTTTCCACGGGCGCGAGCATCACGACGGCGATTGCGGCTGGTAGCATCGTCAACGCAGATATCAATGCATCTGCCGGAATTGTAGACACCAAGCTGGCGACGATTAGCACGGCTGGTAAGGTGAGCAACAGCGCGACGACCGCCACCAATCTCAATACGGCGTCTGCTATTGTCGCGCGAGATGCTTCTGGCAACTTTTCCGCTGGCACGATTACGGCGACACTAAACGGCGCGGCCCCGGCTGGCTCGCTGTCTGGGTCCACGCTGGCCGCTGGCGTAACCTCCTCCAGCCTGACTTCGGTTGGCACCCTGACGACCGGCACATGGAATGCCACGACCATTGGCGTGGCCCGTGGTGGTACCGGCGTGACGACCACCCCGACCAACGGGCAACTGCTCATTGGCAACGGCACGGGGTACACGGTGGCCAGCCTCACGGCGGGGTCCAATGTGACCATCACGCCCGGCGCTGGCTCCATCACGATTGCGTCAGCCAGCTCTGGCGGTGACGTTGTCGGCCCGGCTTCAGCGACTGACAATGCGCTGGTCCGCTTTGACCTGACGACGGGGAAGCTCGTCCAGAATAGCGGCACCACGCTGTCGGATACCGGCGTACTGGCGATGGCTGGGTTGTTGGACATCTCTAGCGCCAGCGCGGGGCAAATCAAGTTCCCCGCCACGCAGGTTGCCTCTGCGGATGTCAACACGCTGGATGACTACGAAGAGGGGACGTTTACCCCGACCGGGAACGGTGTCACGTTCGCCGCTGCGTCCGGGTCATACACGAAGGTCGGTCGCGCGGTGACGTTCCGTCTGGATGCAACGTGGCCCACGACATCCAACGCCTCGAACGCTCGGATTGCTGGTCTTCCGTTTGCCTCGGCAACCGGGACAGCGTTCGCGGTCTGGTCGGATAAGGGGACGCAGGTGCAGGCACTTTCTAGCGGAAGTAGTGTGTTCCTGTACGATGTAAGCGGCGTGGAATATACCAATGCCAACATGAGTACTAAGTCGGTGTCTGTGTCTGGCGTCTACTTCGTCTAACAGGGGGGCTGGCTGATGGCACGGAAGGTTGCATTCTGGCGCACCAAGTCCCCAAAGGGGGAGAAGCCGACCACGTTGACGCCGCAGCAGAAGGCCAAGGCGAAGGCTCGGGCGAAGGCAGCGGGACGGCCCTACCCCAACCTCGTCGATAACGCGGCGGTGGCGAGGAAGGGCTGATGGCGGTCGGGGACTATGACATCGCTCCGTTTATCTCGCCTGTCGGGACTGGTATTGCCACGGTCCAGACGCGCGGGAACGATAACGTCATGCGCGACAAGTTCGTGGCGCATCAAGCGGACGAGGTGGCTCATCCGACTTATGGGCTAGATGCTGACAAGCCCACGCCCCCGCTGACCGGGATGATTTACGTCGCCACCGACACCGGGGTCATCTACTTCTACAACGGGACGACGTGGGTGTCCACGGCGGCGTTCCGGCAGTACGGGGCGTGGCAGGATACCACGAACCAGACGGCGGCAGCGGCGAACACC